AGGTTCCGCAACAACGAGGTCATCGCATCGAAGGACCTCAGCGCTGGCGACTTGTCGTGGGCTGTGGACATGATGGATTCGAACATGGCGACTCTAATGGATTCGAACTTGGCTATCGCTGGGGTCGAGACTATGGGAGCCTATCAGCAAACCCTTGGTGTGATGAACGCTGGCACGGCAACGACGATAGCATTCGGAGCCGCTGACGCCGCCGTCCTATCCTTCTGGCAACGCCGATGGGTCCTACCCGCACTACGCAACACACTCAATGGGTTCCGTGAAAGAATCATTGGAGTGTTCTCCACGATGGCAACGACAGGCCAGTCATGGAAGTGGGCATCGGCTGAAATGCGCAGGCTCATTGACCCAACAGGCGACAAATACCCGAAGGGATTCTATGACCGCATCGCACGAACTGAGATTCGACGTTGCGTCGAGACAGCGCACATCTCCGGTTTAGCGAAGACTGGCGTCAAATACACTCAGCGCCTTGTCGAAGTCGATACGCAGACAGACAAGGACCTATGCCTCCCATTCGGGGATGCGAAGTATCGAATCAAGGATGCGTCGGGAGTTCTTCCGGCCCACCCCAACTGTCGATGCACTATGGTCGGATTCATTCCGGACGCAGATTTCGAAGTAATCCAGAACCCGCTCAAGCCAGACATTCCACAACCGACCAAGGGTGACGACTAATGGTCGCGCCAATGGCCGCAAAGGGAATGCTCAGATTATTCGTCCGGAGCGGTGGGAAAGAACCAGCAAGGGTGGCGAAGTCCCTCAAGAAAAAGGGAGTCAAACTACCACGCAAACTCCGCAAGCCAGTTCTCCTAATCGCTCTTCAAGTTCTCCAAGCCGCCTCGGCCCAATGCCCTGTTCAGACAGGCGCACTTCGGGCGAGTGGCAGACTCGAACCCGCTATGGGAATGTCGCCGGGCAAAATGGGTTACACGGTTGTCTTCGGTGGGGCCGGAACTGGTGTGAATTATGCGAGAGCAGTTGAATACACAAAGAAGCCATTCCTTCGTCCGGCTGTTGCGAAGGTAAAGAAATCCGCTGGCGTTAGGGGAGTCTTAGTAAAGGTGGTGAACGACACATGGAAAGGCAGTTAGCATGGCTCGACGCATGAAAGTCAAATGCAAATTATGTTCCGCCAAGTTTCTTCCACCTAAAGGAATCGCCACAGTCTGTTGTGATAAATGCCGGACCAATATGTTCCTTCACGCCCGCAAAGCGAATAAAGCGGCACGCACGCTACGACGAGCAAGAAGGTCGAAGTAATGCCGAGGAACTTCCGTCGTTGTAATCTAAATCGCTTTTCCATGACGGTTCCGAACATCGCCTCTATCAACACAGGCCCGACTATATCTCCGATTGACTATTTGGCCAACTATCATGCCTATCTCAAAGGTTCCACGCTGAACTCTCGGACAGCGATTGGTGCTGGGAAGGAAATGAATGCAGTCGCCGCTGGCTTGATGGGACCGTTCGGTGGTTGGGGGATGAATACTACTGGATATTCTAACACGCGCATAGGCACGGCGTTCGAACGCCCAGACAGAACACCGATTCTGACGGTTGCCGGAAACGCACTCGCAACTCCGTCAAACTTGACTTTCTCAGTCGTTGGAGGAACAGGAACTTTGCAGAATTCTGTGAATGGAAAATCGACTCGCCTATTGAGGCCAATATACACGAAACTTGTCTGACCCCAGCAAGGGTTTTTTGAAATCGCTATGTTTATTGATACCGCGAGACATTGATGAACCGGAAGGTTGATAAGGGGAAACCGACTCGGTTAGATTAGCGAGAACCGAGTTCCGCCGCCATTAGATTGGCTTTAGCAAAGAGTCCGAGTCCGGAGTTGTTCAGTCAATCCGGCAGACCCCTTCGTGGGAGTCGCATGGGATTGGTTGGAGAGTCCGCTCGGCAGAAGCAATTCGTAGGAAACGAAGAATCCGTAACGGGTCTTAGGCACATGAAGGTTAGTAAGGTGATGAATGAGATAGACCGGCTTCTCTTTGTGAAGTCCCAGAAGAAGGAAACCCCGAGGTGGGAAGTGTTGAATGCTGGGCAACCAATTAACTCAATAACCAGCGATAGCAAGGTCCTCACTCATGGAGATAGTGAATGCTATAGCAATCAAGGACCAAGACAAGTTCGATAGTCTCGATTTGCCTAACCAAGAAGTCTCGATAGAATACAGAATCACAACGCCTTTCGTAGTGAAGGACGCCACCGAGAAAGGACCAGATGACGACGTTATCATCCGTGGGCCTGTCTATGTGGGCGACGAGGATATGCTCGACCGCCACGGCGAACTTGTGGACTACGAGGCCATGATGGCGGCTTGGGACAAATACTCCAAGAATCCGGTTATCCTATACAACCACTCAAAGACCTACGGAGTCATCGGCAAGATGACCGGCGTAGCGATGGATGAGTTCGGTGACTTCGGCACAGTTCCAGTCGGGACTGCTGAGATTGATGCGGGCGAGAAAGACATTACCAGAAAGATTCGCAAAGGTATGCTCAAGGCGTTTTCCATCGGCTTCATCGCTAAGGCCGCTGTGAAGGTCTGTGAAGACAAGGACGAGGAATGCTACATTCGATTCACCGAGATAGATTGGGTCGAGACTTCGGTTGTCGATGTTCCAGCATCGCCGGGCGCTCTCTTCAACGTCGAAAAAACCGTTACACTCACGGGCGGGAAGAAGAAGAGTGTGTTGGAGACTTGTGATTGTGACGATACTTGCTGTTCCGGTGAAAAGAAAATCGAGACTTGTGATTGTCCAGAAGGCGAATGCCAGAATCCAGATAATTGCACGACGGGAAGTATTGAGCCCAATAGTTCAAACTTGACTGAGAACTCAGTTCCAGAAAAACTTGTGGAGAAGGAAGAAGTTGGTGTGGACATTTTCACAACGGCCGAAGAAGCCGAAGCCCGAGCAGTCGAGTTGGGTTGCGAAGGTTATCACACGATGGAAAATGAGGAAGGCGAAACGCTGTTCATGCCGTGTGCGAGCATGGAGGACTACGAATCCAGCACAGGCGATACACCCGAGTCAGAAGAGTCAGAAACCAATTCGGTTAAGAACCCCCTAATTGAGTTGGATGGATTGTCGGAGGCAAAGAACATGGCAGACGAAACAATCCCAGAAACAATCGAGGACCCAATCGCAAATGAAATGGCGGTTGAAGTTCCAGAAACAAAATCACCCAGCGCAGGCACAGCACAGGACATGGAGAAGTTGGCCGCTATGGAAGCCGCAGGCGAGGTCGAGGCAGAAGCCCCAGCAGAAGAAGTAGTTGAGGAAGAGGTCGCACCAGCAAAGGGCAAGAAGGGCAAGAAGTCAGTCGAGCCAGAAGACGAAGCAGAAGAGGAAGTCGAAGAGACTGAGGAAGTTGCTGAGGAAGAGGCAGTCGAGGAAGAGGCAGTTGAAGAGAAGTCTTCACCGTCCGGAGTGGACATACTCATGGAAGTAGTCTCCGTTCTAAAGAATCTCGACAGCAGGGTTGCAGGCATGGAGTCCGCAATCGCAGATAACGATTCACTAAGGAGCGAGATAGAGGAACTATCCGCTACTATCACCGAGAGGGACGAGGAAATCGCCACTCTCACCGAGAAGGCAGTTGAGGCTACGGCTGAGGCTGAGATGGAAGCAGAAGTCAGCAAGAGAGTTGCTGAGAGATTGGCTTCCGTAGGCGTGGAGGCAGAAGACCTACCCGCACCTTCCAGAAAGTCCGAGACTTCGGACGCAAATCCCCTGCCAGTCAGTAAGTCTGGCGTTACACGATTCGACCCGCAACCACATATCAGCCCCGGCATGAACGGGCTGGCAAAGTGGCTTGAGGCCAATATAGCGGCTAAGGGTGGAAACTGAAAAAAAAGAAGTGATTAAAATGACTGATGAAACAATAGAATTCAATGATGTTGTCGAGCGAGTAAAGGCGGCCTTAGCAGGTGCGGCAAACACGACCGGCGCTACCATGCTACCGACTGAAACCGCTGACGAGATTATCGAGATAGTGTATGAAAGGAACTTCATGCGCTCTCTATTCCCTGCCATGCCAATGAGCAGAAGGATAGTGAAGGTCCCCAAACTAACAGGGTCCATCTCCTTCCACCAGCAGACTCTCGCTATGACCGAGGCTGGGACCGCATCTGACGAGTCCAGACAGGCTACCAGCGAAATGACGCTTGAGTTGAAGACGATGATTGCGAACGTCCCAATCGGAAACTACCTAATCGCCTACGGTGTTGAGGGTCTTCTGACTGTTCTTCGTGACGATATTGCTTCCAGACTCGCTTACAATGAGGAATCACTCTTCATCAACGGCGACACGGAAACCGGCTCTTCGTATGCAGACAACATCAACGGTGCTTACAACGCATCATCCAACGTGACTGGTGTCGATGCAAACGACAACGATTACCTACTACTCTTCGACGGACTAAGGAAGTCCGCTGGAAAGTCAGTATCGGTGTCCGGTGCTTTCGCTCTATCTCATCTTAGAGAGGCTATCAACGCTCTTGAGGTCCACGCAGACAACCGCGGCGACCTTGCTCTTATCGTTCCAAGAAACCTTGAGGTTCAACTACTCGGTATGACTGAGTTGCAGACCGTGGACAAGTATGGTGCTGGCGCAACAATCCTTAACGGAGAGTTGGGACGCATTTACGGAATCCGTGTCTTCGCAACCGGCGCTATCGCTACGAACCTAAACTGGACTGGCAACTACAAGACTGGCGGCTCAACTGTCCAGAACAAGACTGTTGCTCTTCTCGTGAACGTCCGCTCTCCGCTAATCGGAAACCCAACTGTGGCTGACCGCAGATTCAGCATAGGGTTCCACGATGAGCCTCAGAAGGACAGGTTCCTACTGGTTCCAAAGCAAGATGTTGCCTTCGGAGTTCGCTACGCTAACGCGGTATGCAAACTACACGGCATCAACACGATTTGAGACTGTTGAAGCGCCTTGACGGGTAATCCCGACTGCTCTTAGCGGAGCGGTTCGGTGATAAACCGGTAAGGACTGAGTGGAGACTATGCCATCCAGCGGTTACTCAATGGGACCCCTAATCATAGGGGATAGTGCAGGCACGGCAATTGATTATTGCACGCTTGCTGACGTTGAGATTTACGCTGGTGTGGACTTCTCCGCCGGAATCGGACCGACTGATACTCAGATAGCGACGATGATTTCCAACTATAGTAGGCTCATTGACGCTTATCTCGGAGTTCAACAGGCATCGACTGTCTCGGTTGAGGAATGGTTCGATACCAAATACTTCGGTGAACACATTGTTCTCGGACTTCGACCGGTCCAATCCATAACCAGCATCCTTGAGGTCAAGGGTGACGGGACGACAATCACTCTCGTTCAAGGGAGGAACAGGAATGACCAAGATTACTGGCTCGCAAACTCCGACGCAGGCATCGTTCGATTCGGTGCTGAGTGGGGAGAGACATTGAACAACCGATTGAAAGTAACGTATGTCGCAGGCAACACATCTGTTCCGGCGATGGTCAAACAGGCAGTCATTCTGATGTGCGTCCGTGCGTCCGCAAGGTCCGCTCTCAACGACGAGAATTGTTTGGACCGAATTGCCGCCATGTGGGAACGTCTGGAAATCGGTGCGCAGAAAGAACTTGATTGGGTAATGTCGGAATTGAAACCTCAGAAACTTGTTGGCGTCGCAACATTCGGATTGAACGGGGCATATTGAGGTCAATAGGATGGCCATAACTGATTCTGGGGTTCCAGCAAATTCTCCACATTACGTCATCAAGCAATTGATTCAGAATAATTTGGTCGCTCCGGCAAGTTCCGGATGGACGCCGGTTGTGAATAATGATTGGATGGAATACAAAAAAGCGAAGACATACCAAATCGCAATCGCCCCACTTTATTCTGAAACTTTCGGCGCTCAACTCACCGGCGGTTCAAGCACAGCCCGACCTTCAATCTCAACTGGCTACTATCACATCGCCTTGATGCACCCAGACAGGGAATCGGCTCATGCGCTATTTCGGAATGTTATGGCTTTACTTAATAAAGAAACTCTCACATCTCCGCAAAACGGGGGCCAATATAGTGGGGTTGGAGGGTCAGATTACCATTTCTTGAGAGTGGTCAAGTCGAACGAGGGTCAAATGGTGACTTTGGAGGCCCCAGACTGCGGACCCGGCGGTTCGGGTGACGACAAATGCGTCGGCTACCAGTATTCTATCACCGTGATGATACGCTGGAATGAATGATGACCTACACGGTTAAAAGCCGCAAGGGCCACCCGATACTCAATGGCTCTTGCAGATATGAAGAAGCACGAACTCATGGCCCTGTGCAAAGAGTGGGCGATAGAAGGAGTCGATGGTAAAACCAAGGCTGAGTTAATTGCACTTCTTGAAGCAGATGACCGAGACATTCCCGCAGATTCCAAACCCGGCGACGGCGGAGTCGAGCAAGAACTTGCTGAGGAAATCATTCCATCCCCAGACATGAGCGGTTTCGATATGACTATGGAAGGTGATGAGGAATTCCTCACGGCACTTTTCCCCCACGTTATGAAGAGAGAGGCTACGATGGGCGACTTGAATCACTACAAACTGATGTTGTCTTCTGGAATTCGAGACAGGGCAGGCGTCGTTCTTGACTTAGAAAGGTCGGCTGAATATCGACTTGCTAACTGTGAATAACCGGCTCTCGGTATCACGTTATTGTGGAAATTCCATACTCGTTAGATGAAGTCTGTTGCTTCTTTCTGATAATGATGTTCGCTGGCGCTGTCTATGAGTGGTTCACCGAAAACGCTCGGCGTGGAAGAAGAAAATGGTGAGAGAGGCCCGCGGTCCGCATCCCCAGCCGGATGGCCTTTCAACGGAGTTATGCCTCTCTCGTTTTTGTAGGTCGGGGGGTGGGAAACCCTCCGTTTTCAGCAACCTCACCCCAACGCTTCCCGTGAGCGTCCGGATTTACACCTACGTTCTAAGCGGGACGCTTCCCACTTATCAATCTTTTGGTTATATCAATGAACCGCAATCTTCATAAGGTGAAGCCGACTCGTTCATTTTGCCTACCCCACGGCTGACCCCGAGGAATAGGGACGGCCAGAATGGAAAGTCTTCGGACGGGGAAATTCTGGCGGAAGTCGCGTGGCCCCTCCAATGGTGGGGTTAAGTCGGGGGGTCGGTGGGATGGCTCCGATTCACTCATAAACCTCAAACGACGACGGTTGGGTAATGGCAGTCCACGCATTCACAGGAGTCACAGGAAAAGTGACGGTCAGCGGTTCACTCGTTGGCTTTGTATCTGGTGATTTCACCGTAGCACGAGCAACAGGAAAATACACAGTTCTTGGGTCAAACGTCCCAACGGCGAACACTCGTGGGCTTCAATCCATCAGCGGTTCTCTCACTAAGGCATGGGGAATTGACGATTCAGTTCTTTGGGATTGGTTCAATGGCAACACCGAACTTGCAATCCTGTTTGACGCAGACGCCGCTGGCAACCATACATATTCCGTAGCAGGTGCAGTTCTGACCGACTTGGCAATCGAGGGGTTAGAGGCAGGTGCAGAAGGAGCGCTTCTGATGAACGCTTCTTTCGAAGGGCTTACCATAACCCGAGACTGATTGAGGGATGAAAAATGAGTGACTGGTTAGATACTGCTATCGAAAAGGCTTCGAACCCCATAACCGTGAATGTAGCCGCTGTTGGAATTGGCGTTGATGAGATAGAAGTAAAACCTCTCTCCGCCGCTGAGTTCCAGATAGTTAAGCAACTTCCAGAAATCAGAAAATTGCCCATCGGCGAAAGACAAGAAGTTCTGGGCTTGAGAATCATTTTCGAAATGATGAGTAAGTGTGACGAAACACTCACATGGAAGAAATTCCAAATGCTACCTCTCAACACCTTGGCAAATTTGGCGCAGACTGTGACTGACGCAGTTGGCTCGTCCGCTGGCGGTGGAGCGCTGGGAAACTGATTGAGGACGCAAAGTCCGACAATTCACAGTTCCTATTGCAACTATTCCAAGACCATTCCATTACTCCCGATGAGTGGAGAAATATGGACCCGCGGGACACACTTTGGCTTATTACCGCCAATAGTGAGAAAAACCGTCGGGCGAATGAACAACAACGTAAGCAGAAGCAGTTAGGCAAAGCAAGGCAGAATATCAAGAATACGAGGGGGCGAAGAAGATGAGTGATACCGACATTAAGGCCAGTATTGGTGCTGATGCAGGCGGTTGGATTTCTGGAATGAAATCGGCGGCGGCATCAACCGCCATTCTCGGCACAGCCGTCACAGCGCTGGCTGGTGTTTTCGCCGGACTTGCAGTCGTTCTGACTGGCGTCTTCGCTGGCGTATTCTTCAAGATGATAGGATTCGTCAAGAATGCCACGTTCACCTATGTCGCATTCGAAGAGCAGTTGTATAGAACTTCGGCTACGCTCGGAAACTTGGCTGGCACTACCGAAGAGTCGATGGCGACATTCACCGCCGAAACCGACAAACTTGGTGAGGCAATCCGGACAGTAGCCGCTGGGTCGAAGTTCACAGCGACAGAAGTCGGTGAGATGGCAGAAACGCTGGCGCTTGCCGGTCTTTCATTCGAGGACATGGCAGACTCGGGTGGCGGTGCGCTGAAATCAATGGTGGACTTCGCCGTTGTAGCCGGAACAGGAGTCGAGCAGGCCGCTGGTATTGGTATTGCCACAGTCGCTCAATTCGGTAAGGAATTCGAGGACTTGAACACAGTAACTTCCGTCCTCACAAACACATTCACCAGTTCGTTCGTGAACATTCAGCAATTAGGCGACGCCATGAGATTCTTCGGACCGACTGCGGCGGCGGCTGGCGTCAGTATGGAAGAAGCGGCGGCGGCTATCGGTGCTATGGGTAACGCAGGTATTCAAGGGAGCATGGCGGGAACCGGTTTGAGGCAGGCAATCAACAAGATGATTGCACCAACAGATGATGCCCGACGAGCCATGAATCGTCTTGGTTTGGAATTTGCAGTTCTAACCCCCGCAGGGCAGGCCGCAAAGAACGGACTTGATAATACAATTATCACGATTGAAGACCTTGGAGGCCGGATTGCCGGAGCCAACATGGAACTGAAATCACTCAATGCCGAACTCAATCAGTTGGGCATGGAGCAAGAGAAGAACAACATCGACATAATGAAAATCAAAATGCGTGCGGAGAGACAGGGGCGTGAACTTACCAAGTCTGAAATTTCCCAAATCGAAAGATTGCAGTCGGCGAACAAAGAACTCAATCTCCAACAAAGAGAAGGGGCGTATGAGGCTAAGTTACAAGAAACTGCGACTGGAAAACTTGTGGACCAGTTGGCCGCAGAAGAAGAGGCGTATGGCACGCTGAAAACAACCGTCGAGAGTCAGACGAGTGGTGTGATTTCCCTTGTGGACATTATCACTCAACTGAACGACAAGGGAGCGACGACTGCCGAGATATTGGAGATGTTCGGGGTTCGTGGTGGTGGTGCGATTCTGGCTTTGAGAGGACAGACTGACCAATTCCGTGAGTTGGCGCAGGCAAACGACGAGGTAGCGGCCGCTGTTACCGACAGCACATCTTTGACTCAAGAGTTCGTCGGGACCTTGGAGAATACTGCTCAGTTCGCTATCGACGAAACGAAATCGAAAATGGAAGAATTGAGCCTTGTCGCGGGTGAGCCATTCGCTGAACTAATCAAACAAGAGGATGGAATAATGCAAACATTCCAGACAGCCATCACGAAGGCGACTGAGAATGCTGATGTGTTTCAAGACATGGCAGATTCGGTCGAGGAAGAATGGCTTCCAGCGCTACGAGAATTCCTCAAGCCCGAGAATGTGGAGACATTCATGGGCGCACTACAGGCGATGATTCCGGTCATCGAGGCAATCGGGGTAATACTCACAACAATAGCCGACACAATCACATGGATTCTGGACAAGGGCGAGGAACTGGCAGAATGGCTGGGCATCAAAGAGGATGATGACGGTTCGTCAGACGGAAGTGGCGACAGAAGTGGCCGAATTCTCGGGAACGAAGGAGAGACACGATGGGATTCAGCGAAAGATATTGGGAAGTGGGGCGCGGCCGGAGCGGCAATCGGCTCCGTCGTTCCCGGCGTCGGGACCATGATTGGTGGAGCCGTCGGTCTTGGAGCCGGACTTGGAATCGAAATCGGCCAAGGGATTACTTCTCATCTTGCAGATTCAGAATTGTTCGGGGCAAGTTCGGGATTCACTCCGGCTATGACCGCGATGGCAGAAGGCGGGATAGTCACATCACCGACTGTTGCTCTCATTGGAGAGGCTGGTGCTGAGGCGGTGATTCCGCTTGACCGAGCCTTTGGAGAAGGTGGTATGGGTCAAACCGTGATTAACCTCACATTGGACAACATCAGCATAGGTAGCGGAAACGCTGTAACGGCTGGGGAAGTGAGAAATATCGTTGAATCTCAATTACCGAACATCATCCGAAACAGTCTGACTCGTGGAGCGAGGGGAGTAATATGACTGACGACGAAGAGAGCATCTTAGTTCAGATGAACAAGGGCTTCCAAGAACTCAGAACTCTCATTCTCACAGTCGGCTCTATCTTGGCCATGTTGATGGCGGGCTTGAACGAAGTCGGATTTATCGAATG